CGGCATGGCTAGCGTGGCGGCAGAGAGGGGCACGCAGGGCAAGATAAACTGCTTTCGCGAGCGGGCCTGGTTTAGCCCGCATTGCCTGAAACCGCAGACGGCATAAACGGCATAATTCTATGACGCGACCACGCAAATTTACTGACCGGCAGATTGTCGAGGCCCTGAAACAATCCAAGGGACTCATTTACGTCGCAGCCCGGGCCCTTGGCTGCGAGGTCAAAGTGATCTACCGCCGCCGCAAGAAGAGCGCCATGGTCGCCAAGGCGATCAAGGAAGAGCGCGGCCATTTCGTGGACGTCGCCGAAGCCGTCCTGCAAAAATCCGTCCTGTCCGCCGAGCCTTGGGCCGTCGCTCTCGTTCTCAAGACGCTCGGCAAAAATCGCGGGTATGTCGAACGTCAAGAAATGACCGGCAAGGGCGGGCAGCCAGTACAGCTCGAAGTGGTCGAAACGGTGGTCTATACCCGTGCCGAAGCGAAAAATATCCTTTCCACTGACAGCGGCTCAACGCGCATTTCTGGACGCAACGGCGAAGGTTAAAGGTTTCGTCGGCGGGCAAGGAGCCGGCAAGTCGCACGTCGGAGCCTATGACCTGATTCGCCGTGCCGAGACGGGACGCCTTTACATGGTCATCGCTCCGAGCTATCCCATGCTCCGCGACTCCACCTTTCGCAGCTTTCGCCTGGTCGCGCAGCGCCTGCGTCAGTGGCGCTACCTGCACAAGACGGAATTCATTGCCGAAATCATGACGCGCCACGGCGGCATCGCCGAAGTGCTGTTCCGGTCGGGCGACGATCCCGACCGGCTGCGCGGTCCCAACCTGTCCGGTCTGTGGCTGGACGAAGCATCGCTACTGGACGAAAACGCTTTTCTGATCGGCCTGGCCCGCTTGCGCGAGGCCGGCGAATTCGGCTGGCTTACGGCCACGTTCACGCCGAAAGGCAAGTCTCACTGGACCTATGACGTGTTCGGTCGCGAACGCGACGGCGCTCAACTGGTCAAGGCACGCACGTCCGAAAATCCCTTCCTAGACGAGACCTTTATTGCGACTGTCTCGGCACGCTATGGCGGCCTGCGCGGCATGCAAGAGCTGGAAGGTGAATTCGTGGACATCGAGGGTGCCGAATTCGACCCCACGTGGTTCGGTTCGTCGGTCTGGTTCGACGACTGGCCCGGCGACCTGCAACTGCGGATCATGGCGCTCGACCCGTCCAAGGGCAAGGATTCGAAGTATGGCGACTATTCGGCATACGTGCTGCTCGGGCTGGACGCGCAAGGCACGTTTTGGATCGACGCCGACCTGGCACGTCGGCCGACGCCGCGCATGGTCGCCGACGGCCTGGAGCTGGCTGCTAACTTCGGCCGGCTGGGCGTGCTGGACGGCTTCGCGGTCGAAGTCAATCAGTTTCAGGAATTGCTGATCGCCGACTTCGACCGGGCCACGGCAGCGACCGGCGGCGTGCCGTTTGCGATTTTTCCGATCGACAATCGCGTGAATAAAGAAGTGAGGATTCGCCGGCTCGGCGCCTACCTGGCTCGCGGCCTGATCCGCTTCAAGGGCGGATCGCCGGGAAGTGAATTGCTGGTGCAGCAACTGCGCGAATTCCCCGAATCGGATCACGACGACGGGCCCGACGCGCTGGAAATGGCGATCCGGCTGGCGGCCGAGCTGAAGGGCGGATACGAACAGGAAACCACACTGGAGTATGCGTGATGGAAACCAACGGCAACGCCACGCTCCAAGAGCTGCGCGGCCAGCTCGCGGCGATCGAAGCCGACCGCGAAGCCGACGACCTGCGCCGGCAACTGCTGGCCGAATCGTTCCAGACCGGCTGGCCCTGGATGACGAGCTGGATGCCGCTCGACTATCCGGCGACGGCGTTCGATCCCTGGACTGCCCCGGGGGCCTGGCTGCCGATCGGCGGCTATCGCGGCGCGCGGCGCGGCGGCAGCGACTGGCCCGTTCTCCGCACCGAAACCGACAGCGATCGACTCCGCGAGCTGGCGCGCTGGTTAGCCGAGACCAACCGCTTCGCCGTGGGCGTGCTGCGGCGGCTGCGCAATTTCACGATCCGCAACGGCTATCAGTACCACGCGCAGATCGAAGAAACGCTCTCCGACACCGACAAGCCGGCGGCGCACGACCTGGCTTTCCAGGTCCAGCAAGCCATCGACGAATTCTTCAAGGCGAACAAGTGGCCGGCACGGCAGAAGGAGATTTTCGTGCGTGCGATCCGCGACGGCGAGGTTGCCGTACGGACGTTCGTACAGGCCGACAGCACGACGCAGGTGCGGTTCGTGGAACCCGAGACGATCCGCCGGCCGCCGGAGAGCAAGGACAACTGGAGCTGGGGAATCGAAACCGAACCGGACGACGTAGAAACGACCTTGAATTACGCTATCTTTCCCGACCTGGCCCGGCCGGTCGATTACGAAACCGTGCCGGCAGAAGAAATATTTTTCTTGAAACGCAACACGGACAGCACTGTCAAGCGCGGCATGTCCGACTTCTTTACCGGCCGGGAATCATTCGAGTTGGCCCAAAAATTGATCCGCAATTTGCAGTGGGGCGCCGGTAACCTGTCCGCGATTTCGTGGATCGAACAGTACAGCGCTGCTGCCGGGGCTGCCGTCGCCGACGCGACCGGCAAGCTGCGCGACCGGCTCCAGCCGGCGCAGGTCCATCCGATCACGGGCAAGCCCTACAACTTCCAGATGTACGAACCTGGGTTAGTCGTCCGGGTGGGCAAGGGCAAGGAATTCCTGCCGCCGCCGCCCGCCAACAACGCGGCGCCGCACGTCGCGATCGTCCAGGCCGGGTTGCGTTCGATCGCTCAGACCTGGGACATGCCGGAGTACATGATTTCCAGCGACGCCAGCAACGCTAACTTTTCTTGCCACGATGCGCAGACGGAATTGCTGACGAAACGCGGATGGCTGCGTTACGATCAGATCGCTTATGGCGACGAAGCAGCAACGCGAAATTCGCTTACCGGGCAATTTGAGTGGCAGGCAATCCAGGCCATTCACATTCACGATTATCAAGGAGAGATGGTCCGGCTTTGCGGTGCGCACGATCTTGACGTGCTGGTAACTCCGAATCATCGGATGTACGTGAGTCGCTGGCGCTCGGAGCGCGGCGAGGACGGGAAGCTTCGTAAGGTGGATTTGCACCCGTTTCGTTTCGTGGAAGCTGGGAATTTACAACCGGACAGCGTTATGCCCATGTCTTGCGCTCCCAAGGATGGAATACCGCGAGAGCTTTTCAAGATTCCATCCACGACCACGCACGGCCGCTATCGTAACTATTACTCGCGCGGCGGCACGATTCCAATGAGCCGATTCCTCCGCTTTCTAGGCTGGTGGATTTCTGAGGGCTGGACTTATAGCAAGGGCCATCCCTATACCGTGGGCGTCAGTCAGACCGCCAGTCAAAAAGCAGAATGCGCCGACATTCGCTCTGCAATGAACGAGCTGCGCGATGCTGGATTTAACGTTCGTGAGAATCTCGACAAAAAAGGCGTGACGACCTGGCAATTGACGAATCGCGCTTTGTGGACTTGGCTGCGAAACAACTGCGGTACGGGGTCATACACGAAGCGATTGCCCGCTTTCGTTTTCGATCTACCTGCCTGCCAGCAAGACGAATTGTTGCAGGCGCTCTTGCTCGGAGACGGTGCCCACCGTCCAGGTGGCTCGGCCACCTATTTCACGGTTTCGTCAACTCTCGCCGATCAGGTTCAATGCTTGGCCTTGCAATGCGGGTATATCAGCCACCGCAGCAAACCGATGATGAATGGCGTTATTCCCGTCATTGTTCGTCGGACGGATCGCCGCATTCGCGTTCGTGAAAAGCATATCAGCCGCGTGCCTTATTCTGGCAAAGTCTGGTGCGTCACTGTCCCGAATGGTCTTGTCATCACGCGGCGCGGTGGCAAAGCAATTGTGAGCGGCAATTCAACGCTGGTCGCGGGTAGCCCGTTCGTGCTGATGATCGAAACCGATCAAGAGGTGTTCAAAGACTTTTTTTTGGCTATTATTTGGTTCGCAATCGCACGGCTCTGCGAGTCCGGCTATTTCCAGTTGGGCGGCAAGGCAGTTAGCTTTCGCGAGCTGAAGCGACTGCTCGACATTCACGCGACGCCGCCGCAGGTGGCGCTGACGGACAAGCTCCAGAATGCCAACATCAATGAAATCCGGCTGCGCAACGGCATTATGTCGAAGCAGACGTGGCGGGCTGAGGACGGGCTGGACGACGACCGCGAGCGGCAGAACATGAAGGAGGAGCCGGTCGAGCCGACGACGCAGCCGGGCCAACCGCCAGTAGGCGGCGGGCTGGGGATGATGCCGCGACCGCCGCGGCAGCAATTGCCCGGCAGCTTCCGCGAGCGCGTCGAGCGGCTGTTGCAGATTGCCGAAGAGAAAGCGGGAATTAATCAGTAAACTGTTTCGATACCGTTTCGACACCGTTTAAGGAGTGCATGATGCGTAAGTTGGTTTTCGTCCTGGCCGTGTTGTTCTGCGTCGCCGGCGACGCCCTGGCGTGCTC